CCTGCTAGTCAAGAGTATAACAAACAACTAAAGAAACTAGGTGTTGGAAGTGACGCAGGACTCAAGAAAGCTCTAGAGACGCAGATGAAAAGCGACACCATCACGACTAGTCAGGGATTCATAGATAGTACCGATAAAGAGAAGTTCTTTGAAGATAATATGAAAACACTTAAATTAACTGTTGAACAAAGCGACGAACTAGAACAGAATTTTAAACAAGCTAAATTAAACTTAGCCGAAGCAGCAATTGAAACTAAAAATCTTGCAATTGAAACTGAACTTGCCCAAGGCATAGCAGATACTTTGTCTAATGGGTTTACTTCTATGTTCCAGGCACTAATCGATGGAAGTAAGTCATTTAAAGATTCCATGAAAGACCTTGCCAAATCAGTACTAGCAGACTTAGCAGCAATGTTTCTTAAAGCAGCAGCTTTAAAAATGATGATGGCTTTTATGCCTGGGGGCTCTACTGTAATGAGTATGCTACAAGGTGGTAGGTATGGTGGAGAAATGACAGGCGGAAGCAAAGGGTATGCATATGGCGGAGTTGCAGACGGACCGAACTCAGGATACATGGCTACATTACACGGTAGAGAAGCTGTAGTTCCATTAGGAAATGACAGAAGTATTCCTGTAGAAATGCGAGGCGGCGGTGGCGGTGGTAATACTGTTAACGTTAGTATTAATATGAGTGGCGGTGGTGGTTCATCAGTAACAGGTGACGGAATGCAAGGACTCGGAAGATCAATCGGCGGGTTAGTACAACAACATTTACAACAAGAAATGAGACCAGGTGGACTATTAAATCCTCAAGGTACAAAAGGTAGAGGATAATGGCACTAGGAATAGCAACAAACACAATACAAACAGGCGGAGGCACAGTTTCTGCAGGTACAAATATAACAGGTTTTAGTGCAAAAGTAGGGTACGATAGAGGAATACAACAGAGTGCTAAGCCTCGAGTACTAAAAGCACAATTCGGCGATGGCTATGAAATGAGAGTTAGAGACGGTATAAACAATACTCCTAGAGAGTGGGGAATGTCATTCAATAACAGAACTAAAGAAGATATAGATAAATTATACAAATTTATGAATACTCTTGCAGAAGTAGATACTGCAAAACTAACAGTACCTAATGCAGTTGATGGCGAGGAGACTGTCACAGTTATACTACAAGGGTATAGTAGAGCTTTAACATACGATAATTATTATACTTTAGTTTGCACAGCAAGAGAGGTTTTTGAAGCATGAGCCAACCAATCGTAGGTACTAACAATTCGTTAGTAAGTGACCTACAGAATCAATCCCAATCAAGCGGTTTAATAACCGTTTTTGAAGTCTTACTACCTGATAGTGATATTGGGGGTGCTGGTGTGGATAAGCTATACTTTCATGACGGCTCAAATGGGGCAGCAGATATAACATGGTACAGCTTATTGGACGAAGATAACTTTGGCTCAACAACTTCTGGACATTACGGACAACAAACTTATAGTGCGTTTCCAGTAGAATCAGAAGGCTGGGAAGTAAAAGGTTCAGGTTCTTTAGCACGACCTACAGTTAGATTTGCAAATATAAATCAGTATTGGAGTGCTAACTTAAGTAACTTTGATGACTTAGTAGGAGCAAGAGTAATTCGTAGAAGAACTTTAGAAAAGTATTTATCAACTAATCCTCCTGTAGAATTTAATCGAGATGTATACTATATAGAGCGTAAAGCGGCAGAAACTGCTATAATGGTAGAATTTGAACTAACAAGTGCATTTGACGTACAAGGTGTAAAGTTACCTAGGCGACAAATTATTGCAGCACGCTGTCCTTGGAAATATAAAGATAGTGACCAAGGTGGTTGTGACTGGGCATCGGATAGTAGACCCACTAATATCACAGGCTTAGCTTCAGGTACTCCACTTTACTTTGATAAAGATGACAATAGAGTTAATAGTTTTAGTACTTGGTCAGGACAGTTAAGCACGGCAAGTAATTTTTTTGGAACAGCTTCGTACAGCGTAGGAGACTACGTAGAATATCAAAGACCCTTAGGTGGATTGGTAGGCGTAACTCGAGCTCAGTCTGGTACTAATAATGTTACTTTTACTGTTGCCGCAGGTCATGGAGTTACTACTAGTGATACCGTTCTTGCAAAAGGGTTTACACAGGACTTTAAAGCAGTACCCCTAGATGTAGATAATGTAGGTACTACAACTATTAGATGTATAATACCAGTAGGTAGTTCTTTTAATCTATATGACGATGGCAATACTGTTGGATATCTAAATCAATCTAGAATTACTTTATATAGATGTATAACAGCTCATAATGTTGCAGCTTCAGATACGGCTGATGATGTTATAAGACCTACTAATATTTCATATTGGGAATTTGGAGATGTGTGCGGTAAGAGATTAAACTCATGTGCAATCCGTTACGGACACGAACCAACAACACCAAATGGAATAGCAAGAATAAAAGTAGATATGGTAAATGGAGTAGCTGGTGGAGGAAGTGGGTATACAAGTGCTCCTTCTGTGTCCATTTCAGGTGGCGGCGGTACTAACGGAGCCGCGACAGCAACAGTATCTGGTGGCAAGGTTACTAAAGTTACAGTAACGAATAGTGGTTCAGGGTATACTTCTACTCCGACAGCTAGTTTAAGTGGCGGAGGAGGCTCAGGAGCAGCCTTAACCGTAGAATTAGGAAGAACAACAAGAAATGTGGCGCTACCATTTGGTGGTTTCCCAGGAGCAGCATTGTATTAATGATTGAATCAGTACTAGAAGATATAAAACAACACGTATGGTCAGAGGGAGATAAAGAAGCTTGCGGACTAATTTCAGTAAAGCGTGGACGAATAAAATGGACTCCCTGCGAAAATAAAGCAGAGACTCCAAAGAACGATTTTATTATCGACCCTTTAGACTATAAAGCAGTAGCAGATAATGGAGATATTATAGGCGTGGTACATAGTCACCCTTACGGCGACCCAACACCAAGTCCTCTAGACCGAGCTGCGTGTGATAAATTAGGAATTCCGTGGTATATTTTTGGAGAAAATGACTCATGGATAAAATTGGAACCGAGCGAAAGAACTCATGAAATACTGGGAAGACCTTTCGTCTATGGCGTACATGATTGTTTCACTATCCTTCAAGACTATTTCGAGCCACAAGGAATAAACATTAAGCCATATGAGTATGAGTGGGAATTTTGGGAAAAGGGAAAGAATCTATATGTAGAGAATTTCGAGAGAGAAGGTTTTTCTGTAGTAACAGATAATAGCCTACAGGTAGATGACGTCATTTTAATGGCTCTAAACTCAGATGTTGCCAACCACGCAGGAATATACGTAGGACGTGGTAGAATGCTTCATCATGCACCAAACAGATTATCATGTAGAGACAACTATAATGGAATATGGAAACAAATAACCAGGCTTATAATAAGACATAAGAGTAGATATTTAGAAGGACCACTAGGTCAAAAATTCGGAGAAGAGTGGGAACTAGCAGTTAGTACTCCTTCCGAAGCACTTACGGCTATTATGGCACAGCGTCCTGGTATGCGTCAATTTCTTACTGCATCAGAAGGAATACAGGGGTATGAAGTACTCATAGATAATGAGCCTATAGATATGTTAGAAGAGCTAGTCATAAATGATGCCAGTCAAACGCAGTCTTATACTTTTGTACCAGTAATCGGGGGTTCAAAAAGCTCCGCACTTATGATGGTACTTGGAGTTACTCTTGTAGCTATGACAGGTGGTTTGGGAGCAGGATTTGTGCCTGGGTTTATGGGAGCTAGTACCGCAGGTGCAGCAACCGCAGGAACAGTAGCAACAGCAGCACAAGCTGCCGCAGTAACAGCCGCAGGTGGAACACTAGCAGCAGGGTCTACGATTGGTATAGGAGCCGCAGCAACTCTAGCCGGTACTTCATCAACAGCAATTTTAGCAACACAAGGACTAGGAATGTTAGGAATGGGACTACTATTGGGAGGAGCTGCAATGATGCTTGCACCAGATGTACCTGACGGATCAGCAGGAGAAGGTGCTGAAAACTATTTATTCGGTGGACCAGTTAATACAGTTAAACAAGGCGAACCAATACCTCTCGTGTACGGTAGAGCAATTGTTGGTTCAAAGACAATATCTGCTTCACTTTTTACAAACACATCAAGACAGAAACTAACAGCAGGAAGAAAGATGGTCGGTATACCAGACTTTAGAACAGACGGAAGTAAGTCAGGAACAAATCAAAATACAACTACTTATTCGTGGCAAGACCAGATTAATGTTAGAGGATTATAATGAGTAAATCTAAGTTAATAATGATTCGAGGATCCAAAGGAAAAGGAGGAGGCGGAACTACGTTTGAAGCAGACGATAATATGTTTGCAAGACAAAGTGCTGCTTTTATAGATGCTATTGCAGAAGGGCCGATTAAAGGTCTTGTATATGGAGACGGCTCTATACTTGTTGATGAGGTAAGACTAAGAAATGTTAACGTAGCCACAGGTAAAATTAGTGCCACTACAAACTTCAATAACTTTACTGTGCTAACCAAAAATGGAGACGCGGAGCAAGTAGTTGATGCAGATTTCTTTGCAGAATACCCAAGTGCAGCTTTTACTTCAGATATTGGAAGTGCAGAACTACTAGAGGGAGAACCCCAATATCATACTATCTCTAGCGGAACATTTGAAAAAACTCAAACTGACTATGTAAAAATTACTATGTCTACTACAGGTATGTCTAAAATTACTAAGACAGGAGATAACAAAGGAGACATCAATACTACTGTTGTTTACTTTACTATTGACTTTATGTGGACAGATATTAATGGAGTATCTAAATCTGTAAATGTATTTGATACTGGCTTTAATGGAAAGGTTAGTGGTAAGTATGCTCATACTTTTGGTTTTAATATTGAAAAGTATAAATCATTCATAGATGGGTATAATGGACTTACTGATTGGGCTTTAAAAGTTACAAAGAAAACTGCAAGTCCGCAAAGTTCTGATGCAGTTGAGATACAAAATGCAATATACATAGATAGCATAGAAGCTTCAATTGCCGATAAGTTAGAGTACCCTTATACTGCCTATGTAGGTGGAGTGATAGATGCGGAAGCATTTAGTAGCGTCCCTTCAAGAGGTTATGAGATTGATGGAAAACTCATACAAATTCCTAGTAATCATTTTCCAATTGACTATAATGGTAGAAAGCTTACTTTAAGTAATGCAAGTGCTTTTGCAGTCGGAGATATACTTGGTCAAACAGTAACTGCAAGTTCTATTGTAGCTTCCGGAACAGCAGACGAAGGTTTCACTGCAACCGTAACTGTACCAGCTCATGGCGTAGTTACTAATGAAACTTTTTCAGCAGAGATATTTACTTCAGCTTCTCAAGATGAAGAGTTTTATGAAGGAACTTTTGTATGTACAGCTACTTCTTCTACTACTTTTACTTATACATTAAATAAACCTTGGGACGAAACTGCGGACTCAGGAGCAGGCGACCATGCTACCCTAACCTCAACTACTTGTACTGGAACAAAGACAGTTAAGTTATTTGCGGGCGGTATAGTAGACAAAAAAGTCAGTAATACACTTTATGTCAGAAACGTAGCAGCTAGTAGTAGTGCTATAACAGGAACTATAACAAATGGTGATGGAGATTCAGGAACAATAACAGCCAGTTCTCAAGTTCTAATCCCAGCTAACTATAGACGTCATATAACTACTGGCGTAATGCAGACACAAGAGCAAGATTGGAACGGACAGTTTTACCAGTCTTGGTGTAATAACCCAGCATGGGTATACAATGATTTAGTTATTAACAAGATTTATGGATTAGGTAATTATCTTAGCCAACATCAAGTAAATAAATGGGAGTTATTCCAAATAGCTAGGTACTGTGACGAGCTGGTTCCAGCAGGTGTTGCAGCAGCAGACTTACTAAGTATACATTGTACATCAGATACCAACTATATCCCAAGCGGAAGTAGTGGGCAACACGAACCTAGATTTAGTGCAAACTTGGTAATTAGCGGAAAACAAGAAGCTTACAAAGTACTTAATGACGTAACAAGTATATTCCGAGGAATGACTTACTGGTTAAACGGAGAGGCTTATATTGTACAGGACTCAGAAAAAGATGCTGTGTACCAATTTACAAATGCTAACGTAATAAACGGAGAGTTTAAGTACGAAGGAACAGCAAACAAAACACGAACAAATTCTATTATGGTCAATTGGAACAACCCCCAAGACTACTATAGAAGTAGAACTGAAATTGTAGAACTAGAAGAAGTTTTACAAAAAGATGACGAATTTATAAAACCAGAGTCAACCACAGCATTTGGTTGTACTTCAAGAGGTCAAGCAAGAAGGTTGGGTAAATGGAAGTTACTCACAAATAATCTGAATACAAATACTGTAACGTTCGAAACTTCTTTGAACGCAGCCTTTTTGCGACCTGGCGATATTGTACAGGTTATTGACCAAAACAAAGAAGGAAAGTCTTGGGGCGGAAGAGTTTCTTCTAGTTCTAGTACTACAGCAGTTAACATAGATAGAGCTTTCTCAATAGAGACAGGGTATGTTGCAGCAGACTATAGACTTACTGTAACTCATGTAGACTATCAAGGATTACTAGCACAAGACCAAGCTACAATTGGTGGAACAGCATATGTACGAGGACAATCAATCCCAAGTATAGCAAGTGAAGAAGATGCTGCTAAACAACAAGATGACAGCAACAACTTAGTATTTATTCAGTGGACACCGTATACTTACACAGAAACTCAAACTTTAAGTGGCACAAGTAATGGCGGAAAAACATTAAGCGTAGGCTCAGCATACGACTCTGCTCCTGACCACGAAGCTATCTGGGTAATATCTAGAGCAGCTTTACAGACAGGTAAAACAAAACAAGAAGCTAAATTATTTAGACTAATAAACTCAGTTGAAAAAGATAGAAACTTATACGAGATAACAGCACTAGAATACAATGCTAGTAAATTTGATGCAATTGATAAAAATGAAGCACTAACACAGTACAGGACGATATACTTACCCGACAGTTTTAAAGACGTTCCTGCTGTAACAGACATTGATGCGGACCCCGTAATCAAAGCTTCAAGTACTGGAGGTACGGTTAACTCTTTAACAATAACCTGGGATCCAGCTACTAATGCCGATGGTAGTCTTTATTCTTCACTTAGAGAGTACCAAGTAGAGTACTCAAAGGATAATGAGAAATACCTAGGAGTAGGTAATACTCCTAATACTTCTATAGAGTTACTTGCAGATAATATTTTAAGTGGCACTTACTATTTTAGAATCTATACTATTAGTTTAAATGGAGTACGAAGTGATTACACAGATAGTGGAGCAATAAATATTGACTTCAATAGAGCAGTAGGGCCAGCAGAAGGAAGCATAGGTACCAGTAATCATTTTATAAACTTTATAGGAAATATAAGTGGTGGATTTAGTTTAGGTGCAGGCACAATAAGTTTTTCTCCTGCTAACTACCAACACAATGACGGCAGAAATGAACATGCAGTTACTGGTCAAGCACAGCTAGACTTTACTGGTTTAACAGGAAGTAACTCAGATAATAATGGTGCAAATACAGGTTATGTATTCTTTGACCATTCTGCAAATACATTTAAAGCAATTGCATTTGATACAGTATCTGGACAGTTTTACCCTGTAGGAAGTAGTGTGTTTGCTACTGCAACAGGAACACTCACAGCAAGTACTAGCGCTTCACCTAGAAAATTCACAGGATTAGACAGTACAAACTTTGATGGTGAACTTGCAGTTGGAAACGTATTCAAGTATACTAAAGGTAGCAATACACGATATCATAGAGTAAAACGTTTTACAAGTGACTCTGAACTATTCACTTTCCAACCTACTAGAGATACTATTGTAAATAGCGATAACCAAGCGTTCTCAAAACCTAATTTCTTAGCCGACTACAAAAATGATACAATCATGGGTAAAGTTGTCAAAGACGGTAGTAATGCATATACTTTACAAACCTTTGGCTCCTCACAAGGAGAGCCAGGATATAGTGTATTTGGTACTAATGAGTCTCATACTTTTGCTGCAAGTGCTACAGGTACAATTACACAAAGCAACTACACAGCAT